TTAAAATCGAACTTATTGAACTATATCCATGCAAATCTAAAGAAGAATTAACTAAGAAAATGAAATCAATTTATAAAGACTACAAAGATGATTTTATGTGTCTTAACAATTCTGAATTAAATAATTCCAATAGCGAGTCTGAAAGTGAAAGTGAATCTGAAAATGTAGATTATGAATCAGATAAAGAGTCTGAAAGTGAACCTGAAGATAATGAATCTGAAGATTTAGATTATGAATCGTATAGTGAATCTGATAATGAACCTGAAGAGTTAGACAATGAAATAATTCCTAAATTAGAGAAAATAGTAGGAGAGAATAAATATAAATATGGTAAGATTTATATAATAAAATGTATAGATGGGTATTATTATATCGGTTCTACTATACAAAATATATATATAAGACATAGTCATCATAAAACATTTGCAAAAACAGAAACAAGTAAATTATACACTCATCTACGTACAATTGGGTTTGATAATGCTACGATTGAATTATTAGAACAGTATCCATGTGAGTCTGGAAAAGAATTACGAAAAAGAGAGAATGATTATATTATAGAAGTAAAAGACGATCCATTATGTCTTAATGAAAATAGAGCACATGTTTCAAAAGAAGAAAGGGCAATAACTACAAAGAAATATTATGAAGAAAATCGCGATATTATTCTTAATAGAGTAAAACAATATTGCGAAGATCATTATGAAGAAGTATTACAGAAAAAAGCAGCATATAGAGAACAGCATCGTGCAGAATTATGCGAAAAACAGAAAGAATATGCAGCAGAGCATAAAGAAGAATATAAACAATCAAGAAAAAAATATAATGATGCGCATAAAGAACATATTGCAGAGCAATGTAGAAAATATAATGATGCTCACAAAGAACAGGTTGCTGCATATAAATTAGAATGGGCTCGAAAGAAACGTGAAGAAATTGCAAAAGCTACTGAGGAAGAGCGCAAAGAACAACGTCTTGCTCGTACAAAGAAGAAAGAAGAACGATTAGCACAAGAACGAATAATAATAGAATGCGAATGTGGTGGAACATATCAACCCTATCGTAAACAACGACATATGGATAGTAAAAAACATATGTTATTTGTTAATAAATAAATTGGGATACGCCTGAAAATGTCCAGACAAAAGACAAAGAAAAGATTCAAAAATGTATGGAACAGGGATATTCCATTATTCATATTTCACAGTTGGATATATGGTATGATAAATATGATTGGGAGACAGTTATACAAGAAGAGATTACATTTCTACAAGATCAACCACCTATAAGTGTTTTCATATCAAGTCAGGATATATATGGAAACCATTGTATTGGAATTGAAAATTGTAAAATGCGAAATCCTCTAAGAAAGCCCGAAATTTAAGAAAATGAGACAGGAGGGTACTATGGTTAGTTTTTAGAACAGTATATTCAAAAAAATAATCATTTACAAATGGGTAAATTTAAATATAGAATTTACATAGGGAATCCAACCAATTTAAATCCAAGACCCAAGCCTGCGCCTTGACGTGTTGTAACACCAACGCTGGGACTGACAGCATCCAAGATAGCGAACACGACAGCAGCTAAGACAGCCAGAGTGGCTACTTCATCAAACGGCAGAGCGCGTTTAGGGATAAAAATAGCGGCGGCGGCAATAACAAGACCTTCGATCAAATATTTGATAACGCGGTTAACAATTTCAGCAAATCCGTAGCCCATCATTTCTTATATTTCATCTTAAGAAAAAAACTCATTCCGCTCTTCTAAATCAATTTAAAGCATAATGAACAAAATGCTGTAGAATATGTCTGAATCACCGAACGTTGTAGAAGATTTTTTGGATGAGGACACTGAAATTCCTGGCCAGCGTTATGTGTTATTGAGTTTTCTTAGTCCGGAGAAAGTTCTAGATAAAAAAGAATTGTTTTTCTTTAAGAAGTTTGTAGAATCATATGAACTAGATTGGAAAGTTAAGAATTTAGAGAAATTCTTAATGGATACTGTTAAACGCGTAAATGATGAATTAGATGATAAAGCACGAGAACTTGAGAAGAATGATCAAGTTGATTCCGCTGCTATTTGTCGTAAGAACCGTTTGTCAGTTGATTCAATGCTAACCAATTACATGCAATTTGTAAAGGCTAATCAGGAGTCTCTGACAAAAACGAGCATTGGTGAATCATATGATGAATTTCTGTTTAAAGAGAAGTCAAAGTTGGAAGAGGAATTTTATGCCTTGAATGAATTTCGGACTTCAATGCGTGGTGTAAAAGTTCGTGGTGTATTTGGTAATACGAAGGAGGCTGAGTTGAAGGCTAAGAAACTGCAGACTAAGGATAAATATCACAATATTTTTATGGGTGAGATGGGTAAATGGACACCTTGGGATCCTAGCCCTAATGAGGTTAAGGACCAAGAGTATAACAATGACCAACTTAATACATTGATGAAGAAATATAAGGAGAATGAAGATTCACGTGAGAAGTTTTTTGAAGAGCGAACTAAGGGTAGCAAGCCTGCTGCTAGTGGATCAGCCCTAACTGCTTCATCTGCATTTGGTAATATGTTTGATTCACAGGGTGATTTAGCACTTCAGCGTAAGGTAGAGAAAGCATCTGTTACGATTGAGCGTGTTGATGAGTCTAAGGAAGAGGCTGCATCTGCATCTGTATCTGCATCTGCATCTGCATCTGAATAAATACTAAATTATTAAATATATTCTTAAATATTATATTATAGAATATATCTATCCAATTATCATTTGAAAATATAAAGAATTTAAAAAAATATTATATTATATACTAATAATTATGCCTCTAAGGAATCATACAATACGAGTAGTAAAACCTGCATTTCGTAATGCCACGCGTAAACAGATTAAACGTGTATATAAAGGTATGGATGGATATGAAAATGATGAAAAACACGAACAATATATAACTACATATGGAGAAATGACATTAAAAGGGATTGAGCAATTAGTTAAACTTTTTGAAAAATCTCAACCAATACGAACATATCCTATAAATCAACAAACATTCTATGATCTCGGTTCAGGTCTTGGTAAGAATGTGATGATGGTTGCATCTCTAGTTCCAGGAATAAAATCAAAAGGTATTGAATTAGTTAAAGAACGTCATAATAAAGCAATGATTGCTTATCATATGCTTAAACATAAATCAAAAACAAATATTGAATTTATTTGTGGTTCATTCTTTGATTATGATATAGCAGATGCGGCATGGATATTTATTTCAAATCTATGTTTTACAGATGAAATAAATAAAAAATTAACAGAACAACTTGAAAATCAGGTAAAACAGAATACATTAATAGCATGCTCTGTAGAATTACCTATATCTACATTTAAACTTATATATACAGGTTCAATTCCTATGACATGGGAAAAAAAATCAACAATATATTTATATAAAAAACTATAATTAAGCATAATATCCAACATCAGGTACATCTCCACCTACATAACTCTTAATACATGATTGACTGGCTCCATCGCAAAATGAACCCTCGGGGCATGGTTCACCTCCATTAGGAGATCTGCATACATAATCTGTATTTGCATCAGGACGATAAGAATCCTGCATTCCACCTTGAGGCACATTTACATTCTGAACCATATTCTCAAATCCAGATGCATAATGCGGTTCCATCTGGTCAATAAAACGCACAACAATCGGTAAAAGTACAACTGCTAAAACTAAAAAGAGCAACATGCAACCGAATCCCATTGCTTTTGAGTTATTCATCTTCTAGCAATGAAAGAGTTTTTTTATTAGCGATCAGGAGTAAGAGGTAAATCAGAAAAATGAGGAAGTACTGGTGTAATATCAGATTTACAGTATCCATTCATACACCGTAGACCAGCTGGACACGATGGCAAATCTACACCACAACGTTTTGTATCGACAAATCCATCAATGAATCCATCAATATTGTTATAAGTACAATATAAAATAACAATGATAAGTGCTATTACAATGAGCTGTTTTAAACGCATTCTAATAGTATTGTGTATTTAATTATGAAAATAATCCAGATAATTTATTTTTAACATCTGTCATAGATGGCGGATCTGCATAACACATCATAGAGTAGTCAGTACTATCTTCTTTACTCTTGCAACCTCCATATCCATTTCCATGATCTTTAGTAAATTGTTCTTTTTCTTTATCATTCATTACAGTTAAAATGGAAATATCGTGTTTTCCATTTAATTGCTCACATTCTTTCGATGTATATAATCGCATAGTATTTTCAGGAAAAATAATTTTTTTATCTAATTTTATTGTAAATGGTTTATTTGTTATTCCTAATAATTTTCCATCAACACTGCAGTCACTTGGAGGCAATGATTTAATTTTATTAAGCCCTTTACATGTGTTATTACAATTTATTTCTTTACTATTTTTAGTCAGAGTACAGGTACTGTTCTTAAATTTAGCACCATCTATTTTATCACATTCTGATTGTGTATAGTATCGGCCTATAATTGCATCTTTACCATATACTATATTTTTTAATTCTGGATGCAGTGTATATCCAGCAGAGCCACAATAATCAGGTACAACCTCTTCTTTTTCAAATCCTTCTGTAAAATATAAACTGTACGCTACAACTGCATCTTTACCATATACTATATTTTTTAATTCTGGATGCAGTGTATATCCAGCAGAGCCACAATAATCAGGTACAACCTCTTCTTTTTCAAATCCTTCTGTAAAATATAAACTGTACGCTACAACTGCAATAAGAATCATTAGTATTAATAAACATAAACAATGCTTCTTGTTCATACTAATACTTCTTCTGAACATTAATCGCAGGTCCGCGTAACTTCATATTTGCTCTAGGGTCAAAGTTATTAATCTCTTCTTCTTCCTTAATACGTGAAATCATCTCGGATTGTCTCCATAATTCAGGAGCACCCATCTTAAATTCTCCATGAACTTCTGCTTTGTACCAATAAATCGTATCTTCCAATTTATTACTCTGTGTATTGTTATTAATAACCAGACATTCATAATTCTGTGTACATTGATCCATCATTTGACAGAAAAACTCAAATGATGGAAATGCAGAACCGTAGTTTTCAAACAGACGACGACGATTATTCAAATATGGTTCTCTTAGAATAAAAACATAATCAATATTTGTACGAAGAGCGGGTTGAATACCAAGAGGAAACTGCATCGTAATAATAAAAAACACCTTTAACCAACGTCCGTTCATAAAGAGATAACGAATATTCTTATCATGAGTCCAGGAATCATCATACATACAATCATCCAAAATTAAAAAGGCACGGGGATCAATATTAGATTTCATACCACGTCCTTCATCTTGTTGTATCCGCGCCATGACCAATTTCTGACGTTTTACAAAATTTGATAAAATAATAGCACTATATTCACCATGAATAAACATGGGTGGAACAATCTTTTTAAAGAAGCCGTTTGACTCTTCTGTACCTGAAATGACGCATCCTAACGGTATATCTTGATGATGAAAGAGTAAATCACGAACAAGCGTAGACTTACCAGTACGACGGCGGCCAATAAAAACAGCAACTGCATCTTGTGGAATTGATTTCATTACAAACTTCCGGAGATTTACGTTTACACCACCCTGTGATGCCATTCTAATACAATATATATTTCATATGCGTACTCTTTTCAACACATAAGTCTACGAATCAATAAGATGTTATCAGTAGTGAAGTCTATTAAGAAAGAACAATGTAGAGAGTGTGATATTTCAGAAAATGATAGAACATCATTTGGAACAATTGAACACATACAACGATACAATCCTATGTTAGAATTATTTCCTCATCCTGAAGATGTCAAATCAAAAATGAATTTAGAACTTCCTTCTAAATATCAAATCTGTTATTGGAAAGAAGAATATAAACCCAATTTTTGGAAAGCAAAGCGCATCCATAATGGTCATGAAGAAGTATGTAATGTATATACTAAAATTGTTCATTTATTAAATCCTATTGACATTCTTCGTGAAAAATATGCAAATCCTGTCCATCCATTTCTTCCACAAACAACAAATCAATGGAAAGATACTGTACAAAAAGTACATAGTCAGAATAATCAGGCATATATTGATTATTTGTTGAATTTTACTCTGAGCAGATTCCGTGAAATGGATCTGACTCCTCACTGTGTTTTGTTTTATGGATCATTTACAGGTATTAGTCGAAAATATAAGTTTAATATTACGAATGAATATGATACATATCGTAATTGTAGATGGTTTTGGAATGGATTAGAAGAGAAACGTGCAAAAATTGTTGTAAATGAAGATACACCTGAAACTATTTATAATGAAATTATTACGCCTCCATTTGAGAATGATGAAGAATTAGAAGAAGATGATATTAATGATGTAGAATCAGTTGGATCAGCTACATCATTTTCATTTGATGATATTAAACAAGATGTAACAGAATTGGTATCAGATCCACCTGATACAGTTCTTAATGCAACAGAACTTGAAGATTTTGAATTAAATATTATTGATAATCAATCTGATATTAGTAGTGAAGACGAAGACGAAGACGAAGACGAAGACGAAGACGAAGACGAAGATGAAGATGAAGACGAAGAAGACGAAGACGAAGACGAAGATGAAGAATTTGAATTAGAAATTGGGTTGGAACTATCTAATATTCCTATTATTACAATTGCACAAGAAGCACAAGAAGGAATTATGGATACACTTATTGATGATGATGAAATTGATGGTCATGAACATGGTACACTTGAGTGGGAACAAAGATGGGTTGCATGGTTATTTCAAATTATTTCTGCGTTAACGTTTCTTCAAAGTACTTTACATTTTACACATAATGATTTACATTCAAATAATATTCTATGGCGTTCAACTGATAAACAATATTTATATTATAAAGCAAAAGATGAAACTATATGGCGTGTCCCTACATATGGAAAAATCTTTAGCATTATTGATTTTGGTCGTGCAATTTTTCGTTTAGGTAAGAAAGAGCATATTTCAGACGATCATTGGCCTGATCAAGATGCAAGTGATCAATATAATTATGGATCATTTTATGACCCTAAAAAACCTAAATGTAAACCAAATATGTCATTTGATTTATGTCGTCTATCAATTAGTTTAATTGATGGTCTATTTGATGAAGTACCATCAAAGAAAAAAGGTAAAACTATTATGAGTAAAGAGGGTTCATGGAAAGTATATGAAACTAAATCTGAACTATATAATTTACTATGGAGCTGGACAGTGAATGATGCAGGCGAAACTATTTATGAAGACCGTGATGGTAATGAAAAATATGAAGGATTTGATCTATATGTTCGAATTGCACATGATGTTCATAATGCAGTTCCACGCGATCAATTAGATAAGCCCATTTTTAAATCATTCTTATGGAATGCGCAAGAAGAAGTTAATGATAAGGTTTATTCATTGGGTATTTAATTCGTATTACCTGTAGCATTAGGTAATAATGCACAAGGACATCCATTGTCAGCTAATACGATGCCATTACCTTTTCTGTAATATACCATCTGTCCATTTTTAATCTCATTAACAATGGATTGGTCTACAATACCGAGTGGTTTAGTATATTTAACATTAGGGTCATTATTATTTGCAACATTATTAATGTATGCTCCAGATTCTGCTTTATATTTGCGACGCATAGTTAATAATGAACTATCATATATTGTCGTAGACATTTTTCTATCTAGGTCTAATATTATCTTCCAATTAATCTAGGCGGACCAATTTGTAAATCAAAATCGGTATTTGAATTAGATAATGTAGGTATAGATGGCATTTCAAATGCAGGAAAAATATCGGGTATTAATACACCTACAAATGCAACAAATATAGATCCACTAATAAAATCTTGTAGATATTGAATATTTCTGTATTCTTTATCTTTATATTTTGAACCAAGAAAGCTCAATACAATAAATAAACTACCACCAACAAATATCCATGGAAACCAGATTGGTATCATTTAATCAAAACAAGTTATAAAATATTATAGCATATGACCGCGTTTATTTAAAGTTCTTCATAACCATCCAATGGCGATGATTCAATTAAATCATCTATTTCATCACAATCCTCGGCTAATAATGATACAGGGGGTGTATCTAAAATTTCGAGATCCGGAGATGAATTATTTATATCTGCATCAACCATTGCAGATTCATCGGGATCTTCACTACTAAATAGAGTATTGTACTTTGCAAATGATACAGATGGTTTCTTATCAAGATTTATTATTTGAGGGGATTCATTTAATTCAACGAATGGCAATGAAGCCGCAACTTTATCTAATGCAGATTTAACAGTTGATAGCACTGTATTTGACTCTTCTATGCATTCATTTGATTCTGTTAAATGTTCTTTGATATCTACAGGTTCTTCCATGGCTAATGATTCTGTTAGTTCTTGATCAAGTTCTGCTATATTCAAAGACTCTTTTAGATCTACTAGTTCTGGTAAGGATTCTTTTGTTTCTGAAACAGGTTTAGTAGAATTTGCACTATCAAGTTTATTAATACTTACATCATCATCGCTATCATCATCCTTTGCATAGTCCTTTGCATCATTATTCACCAAATTCTTCAAAATAGATTTTACAGGTACTAAACTACGAACAGCTTGTAGAATACCTTCACTTATAATTCCTTCTATAGCCTTATAATTCTGTTGACGTTCAACACCTGAAATATCTTCACGAAACAGATATGTAGAGCTCCACAGTAATTTTGAAATTTCACAGAGTACTTTAAATAAAAAGTGTTCTACTTTTGGAATTGTAATTTCAACCTTTTTATTATTAGCAGATAAACGAATCGCAGTTAATACTTTAGTATGGGCAATAAATACAGCTGTCAATAAATCTTCTAAATAATCACAACCAGTATTCCCATGAATTGTATTAATCTCATTATGGACTTTCTCCATATTCCAATCATGAATTTCATTCAAATATGTTTGAAATTGCCATAATACTTTTTTAGATTCAGATACTTGTTTTGCCTTTGTTAATAAATCAACAAAGAATTGAAAATATGCAGGAATTAAAAATATACATAATTGTTTTGTATATTCCGTACGTGTATCCGAATAAACTGAAACAATCGAATCCATATTCATTCTTCTTGTTTCACGGTTGTTGCCGAGACCTTATATAACGCGCTTGATAAAAATGCCCATGACGAACCAGAACATTCAATACATTTGCCGTAGTCCTTTAGAATATCTTCATTTGACAGCAGGGATTTTATTAAAATCTCTGGATGATATCCATTTTTTATATAGGATACAACGTGTTCAATAGAAAGATTTTCCAACTCCATATGCTCTTTACATGACTTTTCTAAAGTTGAACGCCATATTTCAGGATATTCTTGTTGAAGAGTTATACATTGTTTTGCACGACGATATGATAAATCATTGTATGTTAGATATTGTATAATTTCAGAAGAATTAACATTTTTAAATGTAGATATATATTGTTCTAATTGAGTCAATGTTGGTTGATTAATACGTTTAATTTTACATCGAGAACGAATAGGTTCCTGAAGACGACATGCATCACGACATTCTAAAATAAATAATACATCTGAAGCATGTGTTTCTAAAATGCGACGTAAAAATGCTTGTGCTTCTGGAGTTAAATCATCTGCACCTTCTAGCCATAAAATAGCAGGTTCTGTACGCCGTGCCCAAATATGTAATTTTTGTCGTCCATCACGTAAAGTACGATCTTTACGACATGGGCAAATAAAAAGTTGTTTTTCCAATGTTTTTGCATATTGTTGTATCCAGAAACTTTTACCAGACCCTGGTGGCCCAGTTATAATAATAGGAATATTATCCATTAAGTAATAACCATGTATATAGGTTTATATTCTTATTTATTGTATACTATACATTAAATAATCACGATAATAGATTAAACCATAATTAATATTTTTAGTATAGAGCATAGTATGAACAATATCCTCATGTGCATTTAATTGCTTAATCTCTCGTGTAGGTCTAAATAAATCATTTAGTACTTTAATATATGATGTAATATTTACAAATATAGTTATTGCATATCGTAATGAATAAGATGGTGCATGTAAATATTCAATAGTATAAATTGAAATAGGACTGTATTCTATTTGTGATTTTAAAATATCAACCCATCCAGGAACCTCTTCCTGTAGTTCAGTATACATCGTATCATATGGTTGTTTATCTCTTTTTACTCCACCACCTAAATCGCCAATTACATGGCCATGTTTCTTACCGTTTTGCCAAAATATATCACATAATATATGATATATTTTGTCATCTACTTTGCACCAAGGAATTATACCAATTCGTGCACCATGACCTGCAGGTATTGCTTTTAGTTCAGTAAGTGTAATTTGTTTACCAACAATATGCTTATCATTTGATTTATGAACAAATTGTTCAATACCACCTTTAATGAATTGCGTCATTGATTATAGCTGTTCAATAAATATCTGTTCAATTTTCTTTTTGTCAATTTCATTATCATATACAATCCCTACAACAAGATTATCTCGTATGAAATATTTATTAATAATTTTATTTACTTGCTGAAGGGTTATTGATTTAATATAAGCATCATATACTTTATTAAAAGGTACTTCATTAAGTTTTAAAATAGTAGAAATACCATTATATTCTGCAAGAGTATCTAGCGATTGTAAATCCATTAACATATTACCTTTAAAATTACCTTTTGCTACTTCTATTTCTTTTGCAGAAACACCATTTTTAATAAGATCTTTAATTAATTGTAATAAAATGGGAATAACACCTAAATCTGTACCATCTGCCAATAATTTTTTAGGATCAGTTTCTATATGAAAATTAAAATAACCAGTATGCTCATGATGTGTATTCTTTGCAGAAGAACGATATGTTAAACCACGTTTTGTACGAAATATTGTAAATAATCTACCACTAAATCCATTAAGAATATGTTTTAAAATTTTAAGGATATATTTATCATTTGAATTAGCACTACATGTTCGAAATCCTACATGTAAAATAGTTGCAGCAATTCCCTTCTTTTTATGATAAATGAAATGATTATTAATGGGGTCTATAGAGAGTATTGGATAAAAAAATATATGCGCAGGATGAGATAATACTGTATTCATAAAATAACTTTTTTTAAGAAATTCGATAATTTTTGCAAATGAAATATTAGATACTATACTGCATACCATATTGGACGGTCGGTAAAACCATTTATACCACTGATATATATCTTCATATTTTAAATATGTTGGAGTTGGATGATAATCTATAATATCAATTGGATTTTCATAAGAACTTCCTTTGAAATATAATTTATCTAATCCTTTTTCTAACATATAACTATTATTATCTTTTGTGCGAATATTTTCTTCAACTACAACATGTTGTTCTTTATAAAATTCTTTTTTAGAAAAAGATGAATTCATTAACATTTCTGATAAAAGCTGCGTACAATGTTCTATATGATTATCATCACATGACAAAGTATAAGTTGTATATCGTTTTTCAGTATATGCATTAAAATATGCACCAATTTTATTATATTCCATCAATAAATTACGTGCCTTAATGTGTTCACGTGTTCCTTTAAAACACATATGTTCTACAAGATGCGATGCACCATGAATAGGATCTATTTCAAATGCAGAACCAATACTACAAAATAAATGTACACAAGTTAATGGAATAGCCTGTTCAGATTTTTGATAAACAACTTGGAATCCATTGTCAAACGTATGTCGCTTGATCATTACTGTAGTTGTAGAATTTAATATTTAACCTTGTGCAGATAAGAATTGTCGGTATTCTCTGATGGCAGCTTCATCTAATTCAGCATTCTTACGCAAACTCTGCATTAATGGATTATTATCCACAGCTTCCACAGACTGGTATGTATTACGTTCACGACTTACATCCAATTTCAATGGAACACGGTATTCTACACGTCCAATATCACCTACACCAGGAGTAATATCTAAAGAACGATTAATAGCGAGAGGACGATCATTCATAATATCTGCATCTAATTTATTTGATTTCTGAATTCCAGGATTGCCATTGAATGTTGCAGAACCGCCTGAACCTGCAATAGGTTTGCGTCCACGAGCAATGACTTCCTTATTGGGATTTGTACGCATATTAGATGCAAATGTAGTATCCATAGCATCACTCCATGCACCATTGCCACCAGGACCAGTCCATGCAAGCCCAGCAGATAACTGTGCTTTTTGAGTAGAACGTGCAATATTATCAGGATCATATACTTTTAAGCGATTCGTTGCAGATGCTCCATCACCACCTGCAATACCAGGACGATCCAAATAAATTGTTGATTCCTTAACGGTTGTGCGTGCAATATCAGACGGATCCCATACAGTAATAGCAGGAGCACGATCGGGATAACTAATAGGTGTACCTGTCATACGAATATTACCTATGGTCTCTCCACGTCGTGTAGGGCGCGCATCATCTGTATAATGAGTAGTAACAAGCTGATTATCGGCAGGTGCAGCATTTAATGCCATGACACGTTCGGATGTTTCATTGCGTTCATTAGGACGAATTTCAATTGAGGATTTACCATAATCTGCTTCTTGTCCACCCATATCTTTCGTAAAATAATTCGTCATATCTGCATTACGAAAACCTGCACCACCATACTGTTGTGACATTGGCATACGATATGAGCCTGTTACATATCCTTCAGTGAAATCTTGTGAAGCAGCAATACCTCCATATTCCACGGATGTTTCAGGGCGTGTAGTATGCGGTAAAACCTGTGTACTACGAACAGTTTCCTTAATAATATCACCTGTTGTAACAAAATTGCGCTCGCCAGTTTCATTAAGAAAAAAGGTATCAGGTTTATATTTACGAACCTCACCAGCATCTTTTGCAGCGGAGCCAATAAAATGTCCTCCAGGAACCATAGGCTGATTATATGTTTCCTTAGGATTAGAGAGTACACGAAGGTCATTCGTATCCTTAGGACGCATAATTTCATTAATTTCAAGTTGTTGAAATCCACCCTTACCAGCAAATCCGAATTTTTCACCTAGACCTGCACCAACTTTAGTGGGTTCAAATGGAAGTTCACCACGTCGTGCGACAGGTGCATTGATACGCGACTGAATAAACTCGGTATTGTCTTCCATTCCAAAAGGATTACCAAATGGTGCACGAGATGTTTCAAACATATTTTCAACTTCACGCTTCTTAATCTGTGTACTACCAGTTCCATTGTATGCATCAAGTGTTCCTGTATTTGCATGCGCTGACATATTTTGTTTAATACGACCACCATAAAATGGTTGCATATTGTTATGCTTGTATTCACCTGAAGGGATACG